GTTTTGCAGGTGGTCGTGGTGAATTATGAGAGCGCATGGCGGATGGAAAAAGACCTTGCCGCATGGCGGCCAGATCTGATTATCGCGGACGAGGGCCACAAAATCAAAACCCACAATATCGCCGCCAGTAAGGCTATGCACCGGCTGGGAGCAAAGGCCGGATACCGGCTGCTGCTGACCGGTACGGTTATCACCAACAAGGCCATTGATGTGTTCTCGCAATTCAAATTTGTGAATCCGGCCATTTTCGGACAGAGCTTCTATGCCTTCCGCAGCCGCTACTTCGATATGGTGGGCTATGGGAACCATACGCCGGTGTTGAAGAAATCCATGGAGGCGGAGCTGACGGAGAAGCTCCACAGTATTTCCTTCCGGGCCACAAAGGCGGAATGTCTGGATTTGCCGGAAACCACCGACGTGATCCGGCAGGTGGAATTGGAGCCTGCCGCCCTGCGGGTATATCGCGGCCTTGTAAAAGAAAGCTATGCGGAACTATCCAGCGGCGAGGTGACGGCTCCCAACATTCTCACCCGGCTGCTGCGCCTCTCCCAGCTTACGGGCGGATTTATCGGCAATGACGAAACCGCCGCTGTGGAACAGATCAGCGCGGCAAAGCTCTCCGCTTTGGAGGATATTCTGGACGGCGCGGCAGCAGAGGGTAAAAAGCTGGTTATCATTGCACGCTTTATCCCGGAAATCCGGGCCATCTGTGGGCTGCTTAAAAAGCGGGGCCTCCGGTATTGCTATATTACCGGTGAGGTGAAGAACCGGGAGGAGCAGGTATCCGCCTTTCAGAATGATCCGGCAGTGATGGCCTTCGTGGGCCAGATTGCCACGGCAGGGCTTGGCATTACCCTAACGGCGGCCTCAACCATGGTCTTTTATTCGCTGGATTACTCCATGAGTAACTTCGAGCAGACCAAGGCCCGGATACACCGGGTGGGCCAGCGGATGCCCTGCACTTACCTGTATTTGGTGGCCCGTGGCACCGTGGACGAGAAGGTCTTGAAAGCACTGAAAGATAAGGCCGACCTCGCCAGAACCTTAGTAGATGATTACCGCAGCGGGAGAAATCCCTTTGCTGCATAAATGGAGGATTTATGGATTCAGAAAAAATGTTTGAGCTGGCTGATACGCTCCGGGCGCTTCGTGACGAGAAGGCCGGAGCCGAGCAGAGGCTAAAGGAAATCAATGCCGCCATTGACGAGGCGGACTACCGCCTGTCGGAGCTGATGGCGGAAACGGAAACGCAGAATTTCACCCGCGCGGGAATGATGTTCTGCCTGACAACCAAAACCCGCGCCTCCGCTACGGCTGGCCGGAAGGAAGAATTGTTCTCGGCCCTTCGCGGGGCCGGATTTGGCGACCTTGTATATGAAACGGTGAACGCCAACAGCCTCTCCGCCTTTGTAAAAGAGCAGATCGCGGAGAATGGGGACGCGCTCCCCGCATGGCTCGATGGGCTGGTGAATGTCTTTGAGAAAACCAGCGTGAGCCTGAGAAAATCGTCAAAGTAAACTTTTAACAGGAGGATATATCCCATGAGTAATAAGAACGAACTTACCACTACCGGCGCGGGCTTTTTGGCCCTTGCCGACTTCAATATGAACGAAACCATGGCCGAGGAGCTAGAAGGCTTGGAGGGTGGTTTTGACCGTGTAAAAATCCCCGCTGGCGGAGCCACCATGTTCGAGCTGCCCGGCGACGAAGCGGACGAGCCGGAAACCGTGAAGGAATTTTCCGCTGTGATCCTGTACCATCACCCGGTACTGCAATATTACAAGGAGAAATACACCGGAGGCAGCAACCCGCCCGACTGCGGCAGCTTTGACGGTGTGACCGGTGAAGGCGAGCCGGGCGGCGTTTGCGCAAATTGCCCGCTCAACCAGTTTGGCTCCGGCGAGAACAACAGTAAAGCCTGCAAAACCCGCCGCAGGGTGTTCCTGCTGCGCGAAGGGGAGCTGTTCCCGCTGATCCTCTCCCTGCCTACCGGCTCCATGAAGGAGTTTTCCCGCTACATTAAGCGCCTGCTGTCTAAGGGCAGAAAGAGCAACAGCGTGGTGACGCGCTTCTCTCTGAAAAAGGCCACCAATAACAGCGGCATTGCCTACTCGCAGGCGCAATTCTCCATTGACCGCCCGCTGACGACGGAGGAGCAGCTTTTGATTACCAAGCTCTCTGAGCAGGTGAAGGGATACAGCCGCCGCGTCGGTTTTGATGCCGAGGAACCGGCAGAAACGGACGTGCCGTTTGTAGACCCGGAAACCGGCGAAGTGATTCAGCCTTTGCAGTAAGCAACCGCCCGTGGCGGAGGGGCTGCGCGTCCCTCCGCCTTTCGGGCAGATTGGAGGAACTATGAGCTATTCATGCGTGACAACGCTGAACAACATAAAAGAATATCTGGCCGGGGCCGCCGTGGTGGCCTTCGACTTTGAAACCTCTCCCAAGGAGGCATACCGCACCGAGGAGCGGGCCGCACTGGACGCACACAAGGCGGATATTACCGGCGTGAGCTTTTCCGTATCGGAAGGGAGCGGCATTTATGTCCCGCTCCGGCACAAGACCGGGCGGAATATCCAGAACCCGGAGGCGGTTCTGGAATATCTGCGGCAGGCCCTTTTTGAAAATGCCACTGTGATAAAGGTGGCCCACAACCTGTCCTTTGAAGCCATGTTTTTGTATGCGCAGAGCGTTATTGTCCAACCGCCGGTCTATGACACCATCGCGGCGGCCCAGCTTACCCTAAAGAGCAATACCGCCTTCCGGGGCCTGTCGGATAGCGGTCTGAAAACCCTCGTGCCGCAGCTCTTTGGCGTGGAGCTGCCGGATTTTCTCACAGTCACAGATGGAAGGTTTTTTGACGAGCTATCCCCGCAGGATACGGAAACCGTCCGCTATGTCTGCGCCGACAGCGACTATGCCCTGCGGCTGTATCACCTGTTCAATGGCTGGTTTGATAAATTCCTGCCGAAGCACCGCTTTCTTGTGGAGAAAGTGGAAAGCCCTACGGCGGTCTATTGCGGCCTTATGCGCTACAATGGCCTGCTCATTGACCGGGCGGCCATGGAGGCCAAGCAGGCAGAGGCAGAAAAACGGATCGCGGAAATCCGGGAGGAAATCACCTTTATGATTGGCGACGTGGAGATCGGGGCCAACGCCTCCACATCCGCGTTCAAAAAATATTTATTCCATGACCTCGGCCTGCCGGTCTTGAAAACCACAGCCAAGTATCAGGAGGCCGCAGACGATGCCACCATGATCTTACTGGCAGATTGGTGCCGCGAGAACCGCCCGGAGCTTACGCACCTGTTTGAGCTGGTGCAGGAATACCGCCGCTGGGGAAAAATCAAAGGCACCTATCTGGACGGCTATCTGCGCCATGTGAATAACGCCACAGGCCGTATCCATCCCGACCTTATGCCACTGGGGACGGAAACGGGCCGGTTTGCCGCCCGCAACCCGAACCTTCAAAATATGCCCCGCAAGGGCAGCGACCCCATCGGGATTCGGAAAATGCTGGTTGCACCCTCCGGGTGTTCAATCATGGAGCTGGACTATTCGCAGGTGGAGCTGCGCGTCGGGGCCTTCTACTGCCGGGATGAAAAAATGCTGGAAACCTACCGTGGAGGCGGCGACATCCATGCGCAGACGACTTCGGTTATTTACCATATCCCTGTGGAGCAGGCAGCAGACAAAAACGCAGAGAATTACAAGGAACGCCGCACCATAGCGAAAAACTGTAACTTCGGTGTCTTTTACGGTCTGTTTCCGCGCGGCCTGCAAAATACCCTTAAATTTAAGGCGGGGCTGGACGCTTCCTTTGAGGAGTGCGAGGAGATCATTGCGAACTTAAAAGCCGGTTATCCCCAGCTTTCGCTCTGGCAGGAGGCCGTAAAACGGCAGGACAAGGTGCGCCGGTACAGTGAAACATGGCTGGGCCGCCGCGGGGATCTGCCGGGCATTGTCTCCGGCGTTTGGGGCAAAAAGAGCTTTGCCGAGCGGTGCGCCATGAATACGCCGATCCAAGGGACGGCGGCGGATATTGTGAAGCTGGCCATGGCCCGGATCGTGGAGGTGCTGCCGGAATATCCGTGGATTCTCCCGGTGCTGACTGTCCACGACAGCTTGGTGTTCTATGTGCCGGAAGGAAAGGTTATGGAAGCCGGAGGGCTCATTAAGGCCCTCATGGAAAAGCAGCCTTTCCCGGAATTTGACGTGCCGCTGGTGGCCGAGACGGCAGCAGGTGTCAATTATGGCGACTTGGCGGATATGGAGGTGGAGTTATGAGCGTGAACCTCTATAATTCCGAGGGCTACTTTGACCCGACGGTCTATGCAGCCCTTACCCATACCGAGCATGAGGCAAAGCTCACTGCCTATAAGCCGCTGGTCTTTATCTGCTCCCCTTATGCCGGGAATATCCGGCGCAATACCGAGCGGGCGCGGGAATACTGCCGGTTTGCGGTATCAAAGAACTGTATCCCCATTGCGCCGCACCTTTTGTTTCCTCAATTCATGGAGGAGGCCGATCCGGCCCAGCGGGAGCTTGGCATCTTTTTCGGGTTGGTCTTGCAGAGCAAGTGCAAAGAGGTGTGGGTATTTGGGCGGATGATCTCAAAAGGAATGGCAGTGGAAATTGAAAAGGCCAAGGAGCGCGGGCTTCCCCTCCGGTACTTCACTGACCGCTGCGTGGAGGTGACAAAGAAATGAGAAAAGCATTGAACATCCCGTTGGAAGAATTTCTACGGCCTTTCTTCGGGCCAACGGATACCATCTGCCTGCGGATATTTGACGATAGAAAAACAGGAACTTTCAAAGGAGCGAAGCTGGAAACAACGCTCTCCGGTATTCCGGCCCTTATGGATACCCTACATAAGCATAACGCACAGAATCGCGGTATTTATTTTGTGGTAAATTCCGGCGGCCATGAGGACGGCGAGATTACCCGGATCAACGCGCAGTTTATGGAATGTGACGAGCTATCCATGGAGGAGCAGCTCAAACAGATCGAGGCGTTTCCGTTGGAACCGTCGCTCATTGTGAAAACCCGGAAATCCCTGCACACTTACTGGCTCGTGAAGGACGGCGACGTGGCGGCCTTCCGCAGAGTGCAAAAGCGCCTCGCGGCACATTTCCATGGGGATCGAACCTGCGTCAATGAGAGCCGCGTCCTGCGCCTGCCGGGCTTTAATCATTGCAAGGCGGAGCCGGTGGCTGTGGAGTGTATCCATTTCCGCCCGGAGCTTCGCTATACGCAGGCCGAGCTGGAGCAATATCTGCCGCAGGTGGAGGAAGCTCCGGCCCCATCCAGCATGGCTCCGGTGAAGGGTACGCGGCTGGGCCTTTCGTTGGTGCTGGGGCGCTGTGCCTTCATGCGCCATTGCCGGGATGACGCGGCGACGCTCTCCGAGCATGATTGGTACAGCATGATTACGAACCTCGCTGTTTTTGAGGGCGGCGACCGGGCAATCCATGAGCTGTCCGCCCTCTATTCAAACTATAAGGCGGCGGAAACGCAGGGGAAAATCCAGCATTTCTTACAGAGCGGCACCAAGCCCATTACCTGTAAGGCCATTGCGGAAAAGGGCTTTTCCTGCCCGCGCATGGCGGATGGTTCCTGCTCCTGCAAGGCTCCGGCGGCCCTTTGCTATCAGCCGCTTTCCTTGGAGGAACTGCGGGAAAATCTCGCCGCTGCGGTGGTGTATAAGTCACCCATGGAGGATGTGCGGGCGGCCAAGCAGTTTGTGAAGGAGGCGCTCTATAACATTGAACCGCTGGACGCAGGCACATTCATTGAATATGAGCTGCGGGAGCATTTCCGGCTGAAAGCGCCGGACGCGAAGGCACTGGCCTCCTATCATCGGGAGCTGTATAAAGCCTATGCGGCAAATAAAGAGAATCGCAAAGCTGCCGAGGATAACAGCCTGCCGGAGTGGTATGAAATGACCGAGCGCGGCGGCCTGCGGTTTCTTTCGGGCCTGCTGGCAAACCATCTGGCGCAGAATGTGGACGCTTTCTATGCGACCAGCAGCTTTTTCTTCTATCACAGCGGCGTATACCGCGAGGGTGAGGATATGGTGGCGGCGGCCAAGGTGCGGGAATTTATGCTGCCGAGGTCGGTATCCATGCAGGCCATTAACGACACCGTGGGCCAGTGGAAAATGCTCATAATGAAACCGGTGCAGGAAATCAACAGCAACCCGTTTATTCTGAATCTTAGAAACGGCCTGTTCAATGTGCTGGACGACAGCTTCAAGGCCCATACGCCGGAGTATTTCTCTACGGTACAGATCAAAGCGTCCTATATGCCGGATGCAGACTGCCCGCAATTTGTGAAATACCTTCAAAGTATGCTGGGCGAGGAGGAAATTTATCTGGTGCAGGAGATCTTCGGGTATTTGCTGCTCCCGGTGAATAAGGCGCAGAAATCCTTCGTCTTTGTGGGTGCGCCCAACGCGGGCAAGTCTACCCTGCTCAATGTGGTGCAGGAAATATTGCTCGGCAGCGAAAATGTGTCAAATATTCCGTGGCAGAACCTTGCTGACCGCTTCAATAAAGCGGAGCTGTTTGGGAAGCTGGCAAATATCTTTGCCGACCTGCCCTCTAAGAGCATTGACGATAATGGAATGTTCAAGGCCCTCACCGGCGAGGACTTCATTACCGCCGAGCGGAAGAACAAAGACCCGTTCTCCTTCCGGCCTTATGCCCGGTTCCTCTTTTCCTGCAATGAGATTCCCCGTAACTATGGCGACCGGTCGGAGGGCTTTTACCGGAGGCTTATCATTATCCGGTTTGAGAAATCCGTACCCAAGAGCCAGCGCGATCCGAACCTTGCGGAAAAGCTGGCGGCGGAGCGGGACGGTATCCTCATGTGGGCGCTCATTGGCTTGAAGCGCCTGATTGCGGCGAACTATGCGTTTAGTGAGACGGAGAAAACGCGGGCCGAGCTGGATAGATACCGGATCGAATCAAATAGCGTTTTGTCTTTCGCTAAAATGTACTGCCAGCAGGAGGAAAATGGCGTGGTGGTGCGGGACGACCTGTTCCTGCGCTATAAGGAGTATTGCGGCAATGCCGGGATGAAGCCGGTATCACAGACCAACTTCAACAAAGAGCTGGAAGCCGGATTCCCGGAGATTACGCGCGGGCGGGATAAGCTCTCGAAGCGCCGGGTATGGCGCGGGATCGCCTATGTGGAAGGAGGTGTGGAGGCCGATTGACCGTTTTTATGACCGGCAGAACCGGGAAAACCGAGGTTGCCGCATTTCTTTGCATTATAACCAAGGGGATGAATGGCTTAAAAATAGAGAAAAAAATATATAGAGTGGTAATTTCCCGGTATCCCCGGTTTTTGCGGTATAGCGGTCTGGCCCGAAGGATGTTAGAGAAAGATATTGTGGCCGCGATCCTGCGGCACTTGAAACAGAGGCCCCGGTGCTTCGCATGGAAAACCCACGGCGGGATGTACGGCACCGCAGGCATACCGGATATAATCGCCTGCATAGACGGCAGGTTTTATGCTTTCGAGGTGAAGCAGCCCACGGGGAAACTCACCCGGTTGCAGGAAGTAACCCTTGATAAAATACGGGTCGCTGGCGGCGTGGCTGTTATGGTGACTTCCGTGAAGGAGGTCAAGTCGGCGCTGGATGGCCCGGCCCTTTCTGCCGGTGCGGCGGGCTATTGGCGCGAGACCTGCCGCCTCAATGAGCAGATCAACGAAAAGCTGGTGGAGGCGGCCCGCCTTCGGAAAGCGGGAAGGCTTGCGGAGTACGCGGCGCTGGAAAGCGAGATTGACAGGGAGATTGACGCTCTTGTGGATTTGAAGGAGCGCCATGGAAGGCCCGGAAAGGAGGCACTTTATGATTGCATGGAAATATCTGAATAAGCCGTCGGCCACAGTGGCCGCATTACAGGATTATGCCACCATGCGGGATATAATCAATATCACGCCGCAGGAAACCAAGGAACTGTATGACCGTATGATTTCCACAGGCGGGCGGCAGCTTACGGGCCTCCCGACGAGCTGGAACCCACAGGCCAACGAAAACCGGCTGGTAAAATGTCTGGATACGCTGGATGTGATACAGGAACGATACCGGCAGGCGGTGGAATACATGAGCTGGTTTGAGCCTGCATGGGCCACCCTCTCCGATACGGAGCAGACGGTACTCCGGGAATTTTACATGAGCGATAACCTGCGCTCTGGCGCGGCGGCAAGATTGCAGCAAACGCTGAATTTCAGTGAACGGCAGATTCACCGTATCCGGGAGAAAGCATTGAAACGGATGGCAACGCTGCTGTTCGGCAAATAAAAGATGGCAGTTTAATGGCAGTTTATTTGCTTTCGGGTGTGCTATACTGATAGCATGAAATATTGAACCAAGGGAGAGCCTTCGCAGGATAATCTGTGGGGGCTTTTCTTATGCCCGGAAAGGAGGCGGCAGCTATGCCATACAAACCGAAGCGCCCCTGTTCCTATCCCGGCTGCCCGCGCCTGACTGCCGGGCGGTATTGCGAGGAACATCAGAAAGTCGTTACGGCGCATTATAACAAGCATGAACGCGATCCGGCCAGCAAGCGGCGTTATGGACGCGCATGGAAACGGATTCGTGACCGGTATATCTCTGCGCACCCGCTATGCGAACAGTGCCAGAAGAAAGGCAGGATCACACCCGCCGAGGAAGTACACCACATTCTCCCGCTGTCGCGCGGCGGCACCCATGTGGAAAGTAATTTAATGGCCCTTTGTAAGCGATGCCATTCGGAGATTACGGCACGCGAAGGCGGACGGTGGGAACGCCGGAATTGACAGCCTCCGGGGGTAAGCAAATCTCTATGTCCGGCCCACCGGGTAGCGGGCATGGGGTATCGCGTGAAAAATCGCGCTTTCAAGTTGGGTATATAGCCCGCAGTTTCAAGAAAGGAGGTGGCGGCCATGGCAAACGGCCACGGTGGAGCCCGCATTGGCGCGGGCCAGAAGAAAAAGGCACTGGCGGACAAGATTGTCGAGGGCAATCCGGGCAAGCGCAAAATCACAGTCATGGAGTTTTCGGATACGGCCAGCCTCCAAGGGGAGGCCATGCCGCCGCCCCGCGAGTATCTGGCGGCCCGACAGAAAAACGGCAAGGAGCTTTTGGCCGTTGAAGTCTACGAGCGCACATGGACGTGGCTCAATGAGCGGGGCTGCGCCCACCTGATCCCGGCGCAGATTTTGGAGCAGTACGCTATGGCAATCTCCCGCTGGATACAGTGCGAGGAGTGTATCACCGAGTATGGTTTTCTGGCGAAGCATCCGACCACGGGGAACGCCATTCCCTCGCCTTATGTTTCCATGAGCCAGAGCTTTTCCAAGCAGGCAAACAACCTGTGGTATCAGATTTATCAAGTTGTCCGAGAGAACTGCTCCACCGAGTATAAAGGGGCCACGCCCCACGATGATATGATGGAGAAGCTCCTGACCGCCCGGCGCGGCGGTTAAAACATAATTTTAACGGAGGTCGAACATGAATATTTTACAGCTTCCCTTGGGGGAGGTACATCCATACAAAAATAATCCCCGGAAAAATGACGGGGCTGTGGACGCGGTGGCGGCCAGCATTAAGCAGTACGGTTTTCTTGTGCCGCTGGTGATTTCCGCAGACCATGAGATCATCACCGGGCATACCCGATATAAGGCGGCGGGCCGCTTGGGGCTGAAAACTGTCCCCTGCGTCATTGCCGACGAGCTGACCGACGAGCAGATCAAGGCGTTTCGGCTGGTGGATAACAAGGTCGGAGAACTGGCCGAGTGGGACGTGGATTTGCTCCCGCTGGAATTGGCGGACATTGCGCAGGATTTGAGTGTTTTCGGTTTTGAAACGATCTCCGAGGAGGAGTTTGGGGAGGAATTTACCCTCGATTCCGGCGAGAAAAAGCCCTACCAGCAGATCAGCCTGACGCTTCACGACAAGCAGGCGGAGCTTATCATGGCCTGCATTGATTACGTCCACAAAAACGGCGAGGTAAAAGAAACCTTTGGCAATGAGAACCGCAAGGGCAACGGCGTATATGAGGTGGTGAGGCAATGGGCCGAGCAAAGGAAATTAGTCTGAAAGTCATTCCCGGCAAAGTGGCAAACCCATTTATGCGGCGGCACCATTACAGCGGAACCGTTGTAAATAATAGCTGCCTGCACTTTGGCGTATTCTTGGATGGGCGGCTCCATGGCGTGATGAGCTACGGGCCGAGCCTTAATAAATCTAAAATCCTGCCGCTGGTGGCCGGAACCGGCTGGAATGAGTATCTGGAATTAAACCGGATGGCCTTTGACAGTGTCCTTCCCCGCAATTCAGAGAGCCGGGCGATTTCCATGAGCATTAAGCTCCTCAAAAAATATGCGCCCCATGTAAAGTGGATCATCAGCTTTGCAGATGCCTGCTCCTGTGGGGATGGGGCCATTTACCGGGCCAGTAATTTTATCCTGACCGGCATTAAGGAAAACGAGGCCCTTTGCCTGCTGCCGGATGGCACCAAAATTCACAAGCTGACATTGGAAGCGAACCCGCTGGCCCCGCGCAAGGAGCTGGGCGGGCGCTCTTTCTTTGACGTGACCGACGGCAACTTTAGCTGGGGCCGGTACATGGAGGCAGCAGGCGGTGTTCTGCTCTCCGGGTATCAGCTCCGCTATATCTATTTTATTGACAAGAGTAAACGGAAGGATTTGACTGTCCCGGAAATCCCCTATTCCCGCATTGACGAGCTGGGAGCCGGGATGTATAAGGGCGAAAAAATAACACTGGCCGAGCGCCATGTGGGAAAGGAGGCCGACGGATGGGCCGAGCAAAAGAGCTTGTAATGAAGGTGATCCCGGCCAAGGTGGCGACGCCGTTTATGAAGGCCCACCATTACAGCGGGAAGGTTGTCAATAACAGCACCTTGCATTTTGGCGTATTCTTAGACGGCCAGCTCCATGGCGTAATGAGCTACGGGCCGAGCCTTGACAAGTCAAAAATCATCGGGCTGGTGAAGGATACCGGCTGGAATGAATTTCTGGAACTGAACCGGATGGCCTTTGACAGCTATCTTCCGAGAAATTCAGAGAGCCGCGCAATCTCTATGAGTATTAAACTCATAAAGAAATATGCGCCGCAAATCAAGTGGATCATCAGCTTTGCCGACGCTTGCTCCTGCGGCGACGGTACGATCTACCGGGCCAGCAATTTTGTCCTGACCGGTATCAAAGAGAATCTGAACCTTGCCGAGCTGCCGGACGGCACCCGCGTCCATAAAATGACGCTGGCGAGCAACCCGACCTCTCCCCGTAAGGAACTGGGCGGGCTGACCTTCTTTGATGTGACCGGCGGCACCTACAATTTCAAGAAATATCTGGACTATGTGGGGGCCACACCGATTCCCGGCTTCCAGCTCCGCTATATTTATTTCATTGACAAGAGCAAGCGGAAGGATCTGACGGTGCCGGAGTTGCCCTTCTCCAAGATTGACGAGCTGGGGGCTGGGATGTATAAGGGCGAGAAGGTGTCGCAGGCCGAGCGGCACAGCAAACTTACGCCGGAGGAATGACCTCCGGCCATTATGCGCGGATAGGCTAACGGCAGACCGCCCGCCAACCGGCGGGAACTGGCGGTTCAATTCCGTACTCCGCGCTCCAACAATAACGCCCTTGCTTTTTGACGGTGTGCAGGGTAATCTGTCCTCACATTTTGAAAGCGAGGGATTTCGATATGAGCAAAGAAACCTATTTGAAAGTCGGCGGCTATACGCCGGAAACCGAAGATGCCGAGGCAGTCATAGACCGGGAGTATTACCGGCAGGGCTGGATATTCAAGGACGAGGAGGCGTTCCTCCATTACCCCGATAAGGTCTGTTATGTGCCGGAGCTTTCCGACAAGGGCTATACCCGGCAGGATTTTCTGGATATGGTGGGCGGGCAGGAGGAATTTGCCCGCGAGTGCTTCTATGCGGTGGACTGGCAGCACCCGGAAACATGGATCGACGAGCAATACCGCGACAATGAGTGGGAAGTCTGTCCGCGCTGCAACAAAATCTATGCTATGGCCGGGGAACCCTGCGCCTGTCCGGTATGCGGATGGCAGCCCGGCGAGTTAGGAGAAGAATATGCAGATACAGAAAGTGAACGCCGTCCGGCTGAACCCGGCGGCCTATAATCCGCGCCGTGACTTAAAGCCCGGCGACAAGGATTACGAAAAACTGAAACGCTCCATTGAGGAGTTTGGATTTGTGGAGCCGGTGGTCTGGAATGAGGCCACCGGCAATGTTGTGGGCGGCCACCAGCGGTTGAAGGTCTTGCTGGATATGGGCGAAACCGAGATTGACTGCGTTGTGGTGAACTTAGGCCCGGAACAGGAAAAGGCGCTGAACCTTGCCCTCAACCGGATACAGGGCGGATGGGATGAAACCAAGCTGGCCGAGGTTATGGCCGATCTGGACGCTTCCGCCTTTGACGTATCCCTGACCGGTTTTGATGCCGAGGAAGTAGATGCTCTGATGAACAAATTTTACTCCGCCGAGGCGACGGAGGATGATTTTGACCGGGAGAAAGCGGCGGCGGAAATCGAGGCCGCAGGCGGGCCTATTACACAGCCCGGCGACCTTTGGGAGCTTGGAAACCACCGGCTGTACTGCGGCGATCCGGCGCAGATAGAATCCTTTGATTTCCTCATGCGGTCGGAACAGGCAGCCTGTGCCATGGCAGCACCACCTGCCATTTCCACAGCGGAATATAAAAAGGACGGCCTTGCGCCATGGCTTGACCGCATGGCGGCGGTGGTCGCCAACCTCTGCCGGTATGCGCCGGTTATCTGCTGGAATATTGACGACCTGTTTTCCACCGGCTCCCAGTATGTGGAGCCGACCGGCTTTTTCAGCATGAAACTGTTTGCCGACTATAATTTCCGCCCGCTTTGGATTCGGGTGTGGAAGAAACAGGGGGCGCTGGCCCGCGTCGGTTCCACCCACCAAAACAGCACCAAGCCCCAGCGTCAATTTGAATATGTGGCGGCCTTCGCCGGTGAGGAGGCAGAAGAAATCAACCAGCCGGAGGTGTCTTGGGTGTCGGCCTTTGCCGCCCACAATTACCGTTTTGTGAAACGGCTCACCAAGGAGGAACGCCGCAAGTGGGGTTATGCCGGGGTGTGGGAAATGGCCGCCCCGCAGACTTCGGATGGCGCGGCCCAGCTTCCGGTGGAGCTGCCGTGGCGGTGCATGAAAATGCACAGCGATCCGGGGGCTATCGTCCTCGATCCCTTCTGCGGCGGAGGAACGACACTCATTGCCGCCGAGCAGAGCGGGCGGCGCTGCTTTGCCATGTGCAGCGACCCGGCAGCCTGTGACCTTGCCATTATGCGTTGGGAGCAGTTTACCGGGGAGAAGGCCCGGCGCGTTAAAAAATAAGTTTAAGAATTTGCGCTTTTGAGCTTGTCTTTTCGGGTGTTCCAGAGTAATCTCCACTCACATCAAACGAAGGGAGAACAACACCATGATAAACAACCATCTCATTATCGACGCTATGGCAATGCAGCAGGTCAAGGCCCGCTATGACGAGGCAGAGAAAAACAACAACACCGAGGGCATGGAGGCCGCGAGAAAATCCTATCAGGCACTTTCCCAGCGGATTGAAAACCGGGGCGCGGGCTATGCGAAGGTATACCGGCTTTATGAGGAAGCTGTGGAGCGCGGTAACGAGCATATCGACTTGAACGAGGTTATTTGGGACAAGGATGTGGAAAGCCTGATCCAGCTCCTCCGGGAGAATGGTGTGGAGTATTTCACCTTTTCCTCCACATGGTCGAGCGCGGTAGAAATCGCATGGCTTTTCACACAGAATGGCTGCACCTTGGAGGGGTTGGTGGAAATCAACAGCCCTAACACGAATACCTTTACCGGAGAACGCGAGAAGGCCCACGGCTATCTGTTCGCCATCCACTAATTCCCCATAGAAAAGAGGCCCGGCCACGGGCTTTTTTTCGCTGTGAGCCTTGTCTTTTGGGGTGTTGCAGGGTAATCTGTGTCACACCAAAATTTAAGGAGGTTGATATTATGGTATTTCCAAGAAAAGAAATCGTTGAGGCGGTACGCGCCCGGTATCCGAAAGGGACGCGGGTGGAGCTGGTATCCATGGACGATCCGTACAGCAAGCTCAAGCCCGGCGACCGGGGAACGGTAGATCATGTGGACGATACGGCAACGGTTCATGTGAGCTGGGACTGCGGCTCCGGCCTCGGTGTGGTCTATGGCGAGGACGAAATCCGCATCTTGGAAGGCGGTGACTTTGAATGAGTGGGATTTTCCATGAGGGCCGGTGGTATGAAAATACGGATATGGTCTGCCGCCGCTGCGGCCATCCGGTCTATGAATCCGACATACCGGAGTATAGCTACCAGTGCTTTCATTGCGACGAGGACTTGTATTCTTTTGAAGCAACGGAGCAGGACGTGCATTATCTGCCGCCGGTCATGGTGGCCCGTCCGGTGGACGGTATTACGATCAACGAGCAGCTCGAATATCTGCTGGATGATACCGGCAGGCCCCGCGTATTCCAAAACCAGCCGGAAGCCGAGGCGTTTTTGCTGGCGCATGGATTTACCGGGGAGGATTTGGAGCATTTTTATTTTGTGGAGGTGGCGGAAAATGAAGAATAAAGGTTGTGCTTTTGAGATAAAAGGCGGCGGAAGCTGCCGCTATTATACCAGCCCGACAGTTACGGGCCTCGCGGATTTTGCACGTTTTCTGTATGAAAACCGGGCCAGTGCAGCCGGAGTACCCCAGCCTGTGCGGAAGCGGATTCCGCAGGCGGAGGAAATTTCCGAGACAGCATGGCATGAAATCGCAGATGGCGGCGAGGCAGGTTATTCCGGCTTTTTCATTCTGGATATACAGGAAAACCGGCTGTGGGTAAATGAGGACAGAGGCGGCGGGCTGGGCCTATATGTTTTCCCTTTCAATGCCGTATTACAGGAAGCAGCCCTTGGCACTACTGATCTATGGGAACGGCTCCTTGCTATGTTCCCTCATGCCCGATTAGGTGGTGATTGATATGCGCTGGGATCACTGGCAATGGCTGGAAAACCACATACAGGAAGTAAACGCGGCATTTGAGATTGAGTTATCTTTGGATACCCCGGAAGCCCGGAATATTGCGGAGGATAGTATCGACATTTATGATACCGAGGACGATTTCAATGATGATTTCGAGGGTGTATACCTGCGCCGGGAATATGGATTTATGATCCAGCAGGGCGAAGGATATGCGGCCCTCATTGCTGGAAAATATGTGAGTTTCCGGGAAATCAACTATACTTATCACCAGCGGCATTAACCAAAAGAAAAAGGCTCGGGAACGGGCTTTTTTCGTCGGTGAGCCTTGTCTTTTTTGGTGTTCCAGAGTAATCTCCTGTCACATCGAAAACGAGGAGGCATTACCTATGATTGATCTGAGAAATTATAAAAACCTGATCCGCGAGCTGGTGGCGAAGGAAAATGAGAAGGATAAAAACTGGCGCTGGTCGGTGAAAAGTATTACAAAAACCCGCGTCCGTATCCGCTGGGGCTATCTGGACTACTTGGAGGAGAAAGAAAATTGCTTCATCATTGACTTGGATTCCTCCGTGCCGGATATGGAGTGGCTCCATGCACGAAGGCCGGACGGTGAGATTATTGAGTGCTACATGGTGGTGGAGGGCAAGCCTAATCCACAGGTTGGCGCAGAGCAGACGATCCAGAGCGGCCTGCGGGACGCGGTTTGGGAAATCGCCTATATTGCCCATTCCCGCTATTAAAATATAGAAAAAGAAAAGCCTGAATTTCCGGGCTTTTTTTGTTGTGAAGCCTTGTCTTTTTGGGTGTTCCAGAGTAATCTCCTGTCACATCAAACGAAGGAGGTTTCACTATGAAACAGACAAATGAAATGAAGCAGGCGGCCTTTGAGAAGCTCATGCAGGAAAACGGATTTGAGCGCACCGGAGCGACTGCCTACGACGGAACGGAGCTTTTTGGACGCACCTTCAAGCAGCAATATGAGCTTGCTTTCTATGGGAAATCGGAAAGCACCCTGCGGATTGAGGCGCGTATCTCTTACGGCTATCCGATCATTTACATTTACGAGAACGGGCGGCATACCAGCACGCGCGACTATTCCAGCCCGAAGCGGGCCATGAACGCAATCAAAGAAATTATCCGGTGCGCCGGGTATGCCATGTAAGGAGGGACGGCCATGAGTGACTTCCGAGAAGAATATGAGAAGAAATACGGCCCCATGCGGGCCGCCAGAAAGGAAATATCCCCGGCGCTTTACGAAACGCTGGTGCAGCTTTGCCAGCGTAACTGCTGGATCAAAAAGCATGGCCTCGCCTTTATGGATGATCCCTGTCTGGAATTAGACAGCCCCTATACCTTCTATGAGTATGAGGACATCTCCATGTTGAAGTTATTTTTTGAACATGGGAATTGGAGCATCCGGCAGGGTGTGGTTTACCGGGATTTGTTCTTTTGCAATCAAGTCAACGGCGGCGACGAATGGTGGACGTGTCGGTACGACCATGAAGCCGGGGCTTATTTCCCCTTTGAAAGTGTCAAAATGAAGCCGTTCATTCAGAAAGGTGAATTTGAAACCCTGCTGGCGGATATGCTGGCGGCCACGGTGGAGCAATGCAAACATCTGGATTATGCGGGAAGGAGTAAGGCACATGAATGATATATTTACACGCTGGCTTGCTTCCGGTGATATAGAGCAATGCTGCTTTCAAGAAAAGGGCGATACCTATATTATGCTCCGCGTGGAGAAAGCCCCGGATTTTGAATACCTGTTCTGCCAGCAGCAGGACAATGGAAAAGGGGTAACGAGGAACAGCTCTTTCCAATATGCCGGAATCTATTGCAGGAAGGACGGGCTGCTTTATGACATGCAGTATCCGTTCACTGATGTGGTGGAGAACCGCGAGGAATTGCGGAGCCGCTCAGAGGAGGCGCTTTGGCGGCAGCTAAGGGCGGATGTTCGGAAAAAGGTGGAGGAGGCTATCGGCAATGACCGGCGCAACCTTACCATTACGGAGATAACGGATTCCGACCTTTTGGATAAGCTGGACTACGCCCTCAAATATTCCGCCAAGGAAACGGCCCGGAAGCGTTTTCTGGATACGGTAGACTTTGAGCCTCCGGTATTCCAGTGCCATTATGACCCGGATCGTTGGACGGAGGATACGCTGCTTTCCTGCATTTCAGACCCGAAGGGCTATGCGGACAAGGAGGCGGCGGACTATATCGCGGCCAATCAAGAAGATATGCTCTTTGATTTCCTCTATCATGACGCTATTGTGCGGGAGTATGAGGCCCTTCTGGCGGATACGGGGAACCCGGTGCATACTGTCAAGAGGATTATGGAGGCCATGCGGACGACCTCGGCAAAGACCGTTATGGTTACAGTTTGCAAAGAAGGCACAGAATTTACGTTCAAAATGGAGGCTGCGGAACTGCGGAGGGATTGCACATCCAACTATCACGCTTGGAATATCGTTGTGGCAGACCGGAGAAAGTTTGAGGCCATGTTCGGCAAACATACCGACTTTTATCCGCAGGAGATCACCCGCATTACCTACGCCAGAAACGTCTTATATGAGGCCGGGGGCTAACCCCGGCAACGAAAACGTAAAAATTATCTTTAAGGGGCTTTCCTTCGGGAAGGTTCCTTTTTTCGTGCCATTTTCGCGGAAAGGAGGCGTTTGCCATTGCGAAAATTAAAGACCTACCAGCCCACCCGGTTCATGGCCGACGGCTCCCATTACAACGAGGAGCTGGCCGAGCTGGCGGTGGCCTTTATCGGCTGCCTGAAACATACCAAGGGCGAGTGGTACGGGCAGAACTTTGAACTGATCGACTGGCAGGAGCAGATCATCCGAGACCTGTTCGGCATTGTAAAGCCCAACGGATACCGCCAGTTTAATACCGCCTATGTGGAGATTGCCAAGAAGCAGGGCAAATCGGAGCTGGCCGCTGCGGTGGCGCTTCTGCTGACCTGCGGCGACATGGAATACGGCGGCGAGGTTTACGGGTGCGCCTCTGACCGGCAGCAGGCTTCCATCGTTTTTGACGTGGCCTGCGGCATGGTGGAGCAATGCCCGGCGCTCAAATCCCGCATTAAGCCGGTGCTTTCGCAAAAGCGGTTGATCTACAAACCGCTGGGGAGCTTCTACCAAGTCTTGTCGGCGGAGGCGTACACCAAGCATGGCCTCAATGTCCACGCTGTGGTATTCGATGAGCTTCATGCCCAGCCTAATCGGCAGCTCTATGATGTGATGACCCACGGCTCCGGCGACGCCAGAAAGCAGCCCTTGTATTTTCTCATTACCACAGCAGGCAATGACACCAACTCGATCTGCTACGAGGTACACCAGAAGGCGCGGGATATTCTGGACGGGCGCAAGGTCGATCCTACCTTTTACCCGGTGATTTACGGCGCGGAGGAGGCAGACGATTGGACTTCCCACGAGGTGTGGGCCAAGGCCAACCCGTCCCTTGGAATTACCGTGGACGTGGAAAAACTGGAAGCGGCTTGCGAGAGCGCAAAGCAGAACCCAGCAGAAGAAAACCTGTTCCGGCAGCTCCGCCTTTGCCAGTGGGTGAAGCAGGCTGTCCGGTGGATGCCGATGGAAAAGTGGGACAAATGCGCCTTTGCGGTGAACCCGGAGGCCCTCCGGGGCCGGGCCTGCTATGGCGGCCTTGACCTTTCCTCCACCACGGATATTACGGCCTTTGTGCTGGTATTCCCGCCGGATGGGCCGGACGATAAATACACGATTCTGCCATTTTTCTGGATACCGGAGGACAACATGGAGCTTCGGGTGCGCCGGGATCATGTGCCGTATGACGTGTGGGAAAAGCAAGGGTATTTGAAAACCACCGAGGGCAACGTGGTGCATTATGGCTATATAGAATCCTTCATTGAGGAGCTGGGGACAAAGTACAACATTCTGGAAATTGCCTTTGACCGCTGGGGCGCGGCACAGATGGTGCAGAACTTGGAGGGCCTCGGTTTTACGGTGGTTCCCTTCGGGCAGGGCTTTAAGGATATGAGCCCGACCACAAAGGAGCTGATGCGCCTGACCTTGGATGAACAGATCGCCCATGGCGGCCACCCGGTGCTGCGCTGGATGATGGACAACATCCATGTGCGCACCGATCCGGCAGGCAACCTAAAGCCGGATAAGGAAAAATCTACAGAGAAAATCGACGGCGCGGTGGCGACCATTATGGCCCTTGACCGCGCGATCCGGGGCGGCGGTATGACCGGCGCTTCCATTTATGATGAAAGGGGGCTTTTGCTACTATGAGCATTTTTACACGAATGTTCTCCGCGCGGGATAAGCCGGAGGATCCGCGGCGGGCAAAGGACACGTTGGGCGGCAGCCGGTTTTCCTTCTTTTTCGGCAGCTCCACCAGCGGAAAGCCGGTGAATGAGCGCACCGCAATGCAAATGACGGCGGTGTATTCCTGCGTCCGTATTCTTTCCGAGGCGGTGGCGGGGCTTCCGCTCCATGTGTACCGCTATGGGGAAAACGGAAGCAAGGAAAAGGCGCTGGATCATCCGCTCTATCTGCTCTTACATGATGAACCCAACCCGGAAATGACCTCGTTTAATTTCCGGGAGACGCTCATGGGCCACCTGCTTTTGTATGGCAACGCCTACGCGCAGATCATCCGAAACGGCAAGGGCGAGGTGATCGGCCTTTATCCCTTAATGCCTTCCAAAATGACCGTTGACCGGGACAGCCGGGGCCAGCTCTATTACCTGTACTCGCGGGGGACGGACGATTCCCCCACCGGGGAAGAAAACGGCCAGATTTATCTGCCGCCGGAGCAGGTGCTTCATATCCCCGGCCTTGGCTATGACGGGATCGTGGGCTATTCACCTCTCGCCATGGCGAAAAATGCGGTGGGGCTTGCCATTGCCACGGAGGAATACGGGGCGAAGTTTTTCACCAACGATGCCGCGCCCGGCGGTGTGCTGGAACATCCCGGCGTACTCAAAAACCCGGATAAGGTGCGGGAAAGCTGGAACAAGCTGTTTCGCGGCAGCGCAAATTCTCACCAGATTGCGGTGTTGGAGGAGGGCCTTAAATATCAGCCCATCGGCATTTCCCCGGAGCAGGCACAATTCCTCGAAACAAGGAAATTCCAGATCAACGAGATCGCCCGTATTTTCCGGGTGCCGCCCCACATGGTCGGGGATTTGGAGAAATCCAGCTTTAGTAACATTGAGCAGCAGTCTTTGGAGTTTGTCAAGTACACCTTGGAGCCGTGGCTCATGCGCTGGGAGCAGAGTATGTCCCGCCGCCTGTTTACCGACAGCGAGAAAAAGGAGTATTTCATCCGCTTTAATGTGGAGGGCCTGCTGCGGGGCGATTATCAGAGCCGTATGAACGGTTATGCGGTGGCCCGGCAGAATGGCTGGATGAGCGCCAACGACATCCGGGAACTGGAAAACCTTGACCGTATCCCGGCAGAGGAAGGCGGCGACTTATATCTGGTAAATGGCTCCATGACAAAGCTCAGGGACGCTGGGGCCTTTGCAAATAAAACAGAAACGGAGGTACAGACAAGTGAATAAATTCTGGAACTGGGTGCGGAACTCTGACGAGAGCCGCACCCTTTACCTGAACGGCACCATTGCCGAGGAGAGCTGGTTTGACGATGATGTAACGCCAGCGGCCTTCAAGGCGGAGCTGCTGTCCGGGGAGGGCGACATTACCGTCTGGATCAATTCGCCGGGCGGCGATTGTGTGGCCGCCTCTCAGATTTACAGTATGCTCATGGATTACAAGGGCGCGGTGACGGTAAAGATCGACGGCATTGCCGCCAGCGCAGCCAGTGTGATTGCCATGGCTGGCACTACCGTCCTTATGGCTCCCACGGCCTTAATGATGGTGCATAACCCGCTGACTGTGGCGATTGGCGATTCCGAGGAAATGAAGAAGGCCATCGCCATGCTGGACGAAGTAAAGGAGTCAATCATCAATGCCTACGAAATCAAAACGGGGCTGTCGAGGGCGAAGCTCTCGCACCTCATGGACGCAGAAACATGGCTGTCCGCCCACAAAGCAGTGGAGCTTAAATTTGCCGACGGTCTGCTGTTCGCCTCGCAGGAAGATGCCCCGCCCGAACCGGAGAGCTTCGCGTTCTCGCGCCGGGCGGTGACGAACAGCCTGCTGGCAAAGTTACCCCATACAACCGAACAGAAACAACCTGCCGGGCCGCTGTATCAGCGGCTTAATTTATTGAAATTTTAAGGAGGACTTAACTATGAACAAGATTTTGGAACTGCGTGAGAAACGTGCGAAGGCGTGGGAAGCTGCCAAGGCTTTTCTGGATTCCAAGCGCGGGGCCGACGGCCTTTTGTCCGCCGAGGATGTGGCGGCCTATGACAAGATGGAGGCCGATGTGGTAAATCTCGGCAAGGAGATTGACCGTCTGGAACGGCAGGCCGCTCTGGATGCGGAGCTTTCTAAGCCCGTCAATACCCCGATCACCGGCAAGCCCGCTGCGCCCAGCGGCGAGGAAAAGACGGGCCGCGCCTCTGTGGAATACCGGAAATCCTTCTGGAACGCCATGCGAAGCAAAATGCCCGGCCACGAGATTTTGAACGCCCTGCAGGTGGGTACGGATTCCGAGGGCGGATACCTTGTGCCGGATGAATTTGAGCATACGCTCATTGAGGCATTGGAGGAACAGAACATTTTCCGTACTCTGGCCCATGTGATCCAGACCAGCTCCGGCGACCGGAAAATCCCGGTGGTGGCCTCCAAGGGGACGGCCTCTTGGGTGGACGAGGAAGGCGCGATTCCCGAAAGCGACGACGCATTTTCTCAGGTATCCATCGGGGCTTATAAGCTCGGCACCATGATTAAGGTTTCCGAGGAGCTGATTAACGACAGCGTATTTGATCTGGAAGCCTACATTGCCCGCGAGTTTGCCCGCCGGATCGGCAACAAGGAGGAGGAAGCCTTCTTTACCGGCGACGGCACCGGCAAGCCGCTGGGCGTACTGGCGGCAACCGGCGGCGCAGAAATTGGCGTGACCGCTGCTTCGGCCACAGCATTTACGGCGGATGAAATCTTTGACCTGTTCTATTCTCTGAAAGCGCCTTACCGGAAAAACGCGGTCTTTGTGATGAACGATGCCTCGGTGAAGGCCCTTAGAAAGCTCAAAGACAGCAACGGCCAGTACCTGTGGCAGCCTTCCCTGACCGCCGCTACCCCGGACACCCTCATGGGCCGCCCGGTCTATACCTCTGCCTTCATGCCCGCGCTGGCGGCAGGCGCAAAGGCCGTCCTGTTTGGCGACCTCTCTTATTACTGGGTAGCTGACCGGCAGGGCCGCTCCTTCCGCCGCCTTGGTGAGCTGTTTGCGCCCACCGGGCAGGTGGGCTTCCTCGCCACCCAGCGGGTGGACGGCAAGCTCATTCTGCCGGAGGCGGTGAAGGTATTGCAGATGAAGGCCGGAACTGGCAGCAACTAAGGAACTGGAACCACGCCGCCCTCCTCCTTTGGGGAAGGCGGCGGTTTCTCTTAACGGCGAGGTGATGGGATGATTGTAACACTGGATGAAGCGAAGGAATACCTGCGGGTGGAATACGCGGACGAGGATACCCTGCTGGACGACCTGCTGAAAGCAGCCCATCAGATCTGCATGGATGTGGCCCGCATTACGGACGAGGCAGATTTCGGGGCGGATATGGAGCAGGCCAAGGCGGCGGTCATGTATACGGTTGCTTATCTGTACGAACACCGGGAGGAAGCCGACCACCATGAGCTGATGCTGACCCTCCGCTCCCTTTTGTTCGGCATCCGGCAGGAGGGATTCTGATGGATATAGCGGCGCTCAATGTCAAAATTATGTTTCAAAAAAATGAGACAGTTGTGGACAGCATTGGAAACCACAAGGCGGTATGGAGCGACTATTTTTCCTGCCATGCCACAGTAAGCGGCGAAGGCGGCGCGGAGGCCGCTGTGGCCGGACAGATTGTGGAAAATGCAGACATTGCCTTTACCGTCCGTTTCTGTAAGGCAGTCAATGCCGTAACGGCCACCGGATACCGGATTCTGTTCCAAGGGGAGCTTTACAACATCCTCGCCATCGACCATCTTGGCTTTAAGAGGAACGCTCTGAAATTCAAATGTGAGAAAGTGAGGCGGTAAAAATGGCGCGGAAAGTATCTGTGGGCGGTCTGGCCTCCGCCATTATGGAAGAGTTGGAGGAATATGCCGACCTTGCCTCCGATGGCGTCAAGCAGGCCGTAAAAAATGCGGGAACCACTGTCCGCAAGGAAATCCAGCAGGAGGCTCCGCGAAAGACCGGGGCCTATGCGAAAAGCTGGGCGGTAAAGAATACGAAGGAAAACGCCCGCGCTTTGGAAGTGACGGTCTATTCCCGAAACCGCTACTATCTGGCCCACCTGTTGGAATTTGGACACGCCAAGCGCGGCGGGGGCCGTGTTTCCGGGAAGGCCCATATTGCCCCGGCAGAGGAAGCCGGGATCAAGCAGCTTGAAGCTGAGATTGAGAGGTGCCTGCATGGATAGATTGCTGGAAATGCTGCGGAAAATACAGCTCCCCTTTGCCTACGACCATTTTGCAGAGGGCGAGGCCCCACAGCCTCCGTTTCTCTGCTATCTGCTCCCCGGCAGCAACAACTTTTCTGCGGACGGTGCGGTTTATTTCAAGGTGAACGAAATCCGTATAGAGCTGTACACCGACGAAAAGGATCTGTCGGCGGAACAGGCTGTAGAGGCGGTGCTGGATCAGTACGGCCTGTTTTACGATAAAACCGAAACATGGATTGAGAGCGAGAAGCTCTATGAAGTCCTGTACTTTTTTGAATTGGAGGCGTAACGACCATGGGAAATAAAGTCAAATACAACTTAAAAAATGTCCATGCGGCAAAGCTCACGGAAACCGTGACGGACGGCGTATCGACCTTTACTTATGCCAAGCCGCAGGCGATTCCCGGCGCGGTGAGTATCAGTCTGGATGCTGAGGGCGAATCCAGCCCTTTCTATGCGGACGGCATTGTTTACTTCCGCTCCGTAACGAACAACGGATACAGCGGCGATCTGGAGATTGCGCTGATCCCGGAGTGGTTCCGCACAGAAATCCTCCGGGAGCAGTTGGACGCAAAAGGCGTTCTGGTGGAGAACAACGACAATGCGGAGAGCGTGAAGTTTGCGCTGCTCTTTGAGTTTGACGGGGATGTGCGGGCCATCCGCCACGTCCTGTATAATTGCAGCGCCTCCCGCCCGTCCATTGAGTCGGAAACCAAGGAGGATACCATTGAGCCGGGTACGGAAACCCTGTCCATTACGGCAGACCCCCGCGCGGACGGTCTGGTAAAGGCCCGCACCGGGGATACCACGGATGCGGCGGCGTATGCAGGCTGGTATAACAATGTCTACATCCCTGCCGAGCAGGAAGCGGAGTAAAGGGGGCTGGCGGAAATGATTAAACGGGAAATTGAAGTCTGCGGGAAACTGGTGCCGTTTCGTTCTTCGGCCACCATCCCCCGCCTATACCGGGCAAAGTTTAAGCGGGATATTTTCAAAGACCTCTCCAAGCTGGAAAAATCCTATAAGGATAATTCCACGGAGGGCGCGGCCTTCCAGATCGAGGATTTGGAGATATTTGAAAATGTCGCTTACATCATGGCTTTTCATGCGGACAATTCCATTCCCGGCACCATTGAGGAGTGGCTGGATCAGTTTGAAATGTTCTCAATTTATGAGATCATGCCGCAGCTTTTGGAACTGTGGGGCGATAACGTGATGGCCGAGGTGCAGGCAAAAAAAGGATTGGCAGAAGCGAGCGGGAAATGACCACGCCCCTGTTCCTTCTGCGTTGTGTGGAACTGGGGATTTCCATCCACGACCTCGACCTGCTCACCATTGGGCTGGTGGTGGATATGTGGACGGAAAAGGCCAACGATGGCGTGAAGTATAAGAAAATCGCAACACAAGAGGATTTCGACAAATTTTAA